GATATGTTAGCTTCAATGAATTCTTACGGTGCTGGTGGTACATCTTACGGTGTATTCAACAACTCTGAAGACATGGCGTTAAACTTAGGTTTCTCTGGTTTCAGACGTGGATCTTATGATTTCTACAAGTCTGACTTTAGATACTTAAACGACAAAGCTACAAGAGGTGGTATTAACTCTGCTGCAGGTTCTGCTGCTATTAGAGGGGTTATTATTCCAGCTGGTACATCTTCAGTGTATGACCAACAACTAGGTAAAAACTTAAAAAGACCATTCTTACATGTTCGTTATAGAGCTTCTCAAACGGATAACAGAAGAATGAAAACTTGGGTTACTGGTTCTGTTGGAGCTGCTACATCTTCTTTAGATGCAATGCAACTACACTTTTTATCAGAAAGATGTTTAGTTACACAAGGTGCTAACAATTTCATGTTAATGAAATAAGCACTTATTACTTAAAGAACCGGGGCTTCGGCCTCGGTCCTTTTATTTATTAATTTTATTATATATTATATTATGGCAAAAAAACAAAAAACACAAGAGGTAGAGGTACCTGTTGTTGAAGCACCAGTTGTTGCAACACAAAGACCTAAAAAAGTTGAACCTAAAAAACCAACTTGGGAAATAAAAGACAGAGTCTATAATTTAAAAGGTAGACAAAAGCCCTTGTCAAGATCTATTAAAGCTGCAAACATTTACTGGTTTGACGAAGAAAAAGGTTATGAAAGAGAGCTTAAGTACTGTCAAAACCAAAGAACACCATTTGTTGATGAAATGACTGGTGATCAAAGGTTAGAACATATTATATTTAGATCTGGAAGTTTATTTGTACCTAAAGAAAAAACAGTTTTACAAAAACTATTATCTTTATATCACCCTGACAAAGAAAAAATATACTCAGAATACAGACCTATAAAAGAAGCTGAACAAGATATTGAAATACTAGAGTTAGAAGCTGATGCAATATTAGCAGCTAGACAAATGGATATAGATATGGCTGAAGCAATTATGCGTGTAGAGTTAGGTTCTAAGGTGACAGAGATGAGTTCTAAAGAGTTAAAAAGAGATTTGTTACTATTTGCTAGAAACAACCCTATATTACTCTTAGATTTAATTAAAGATGAAAACGTACAGCTTAGAAACTTTGGTATAAAAGCAACTGAAATGGGAATATTAAAATTATCTTCTGACAACAGAACTTTCTCATGGGGTTCTAATAATAGAAAATTATTAAATGTTCCATTTGACGAGCACCCTTATTCAGCTTTAGCTGCTTGGTTTAAAACTGATGAAGGTATGGAAATCTATGCAAATATAGAAAAACAATTAAAATAATCAAACTGTAGGAGCGGTCGCTCTACGGGGCGATCGCAAACTACAATAAAAAAATATGGTAAAAATAGATACAGTATATCAAACAGTATTAGCTTTAGCTAACAAAGAGCAAAGAGGATATATAACTCCACAAGAATTTAACTTATTTGCAATACAAGCACAAATGCAAATATTTGAACAATATTTTTACGACTTAAACCAGTTTTTAAGAGCACCTGGAAATAATACTTCACACTCTGACATGGTAGATTTGTTAGAAGAAAAAATAAGCTTTTTTGAACGAACAGGTGCAGCTGTTGGAGGTGGTACTCAATTGCCAGAAGATTTATACAAACTACAGCAAGTAAAATGGACAGAGTTTGGGCAAGGCAATAACAATCAAACATACGATGTTGAGTATGTTAGCCAAAAAACATATACTAAAATGAGACGAGTTAGTCTTATTAAACCTACAGACGAAAGACTAGTATACATTAGAAATGCATTCAGCATAGCTGTTGTAGGTAAAGAACAAAAAACAATTGGAGTAACTTGTAATTACATTAAAGCTCCTGAAAATCCAAGCTGGACATATGTTGTTGTAGGTGAAAAAGCCCTGTTTAATCCAGATGGTGGAGCTGTAGACTTTGAGCTTCATCACTCAGAACAAACAGAACTTGTGACAAGAATTTTGGGCTTAGCTGGAATAACATTAAAAGACCAAAGCCTTTATCAAATAGCTTCAAACGAAGAATCTAAACAAATCCAACAACAAAAAAGATAAGAAATGACAGTAGATCCAAATAGAATTCAAAAAGACTATTATGAAGGAAACAATCACGGTGATTATCAATTTACATCCCTAAGAGATATTATACAGCAATTTTTAGTAGTGTACGTTGGTGAGGGTAAAATAATAACTAAAGCTAGTGAGACAGATGTTTCTTTTCACGCGCAAAGAGCTTTACAAGAACTTTCTTTTGATACTTTTAAATCCATTAAGTCTCAAGAAATAGTATTACCACCATCACTACAAATGATACTTCCCCATGATTACGTTAATTACACTAAAGTTTGTTGGTCAGATTCGTCTGGCATCGAACATACTATGTACCCTACCAGTAAGACATCAAACCCAACATCAATAATTCAAAACAACATTGGTGGTTATGATTTTTCTGGAAACGATTTTAACGTTTCAGATTTACACAACCCGGAGTTTAACACTACTTTAGACTCTGTTTTAGACTGGACTGCTTCTCCAGCTAGATTTCACCAACAATATTCACCTACTATAACAGATCCAGTAACTAATATAACTACAACTAATCCAAATTACCCTAACCCTACAAATCCAAACTCTCTACCTCAAAAAGATATATTTAATGCTGTAGGCGGTAAGTTAACGGCAAATATATTTCAAGAAGTACATGATCCTAGTGGAGCTAATATTAGTTTTGGTAGACACTACTCTTGCTGGCAAGAAATAAACGTTGATGGTGTTGATGATATTACTATTTCTGGTTTTGGTGATGTTCCAGCCGATGGAACTGGTTTTTCTAATGCCACTATAAGGCTTGGTATAAGTTCTACAAAAGGTGATACAAGAACAAATCCTCATATAACCTTTGCAAATCCAAGTACAAACGGCCAAACTTTTGGTTTTGCTGGTTACGGGCCAAACTTTGTACCACATAATAATACTGTAGCGTTTATACAGTGGAGAGGTGGTTTTACAGGTGAGGCAAAAAGAAAAAGCCTGTCTAGTATAGATGTATCTCAGTATCAAACTGTTTTTGTTTTAGTTACCATGTTTGTACCTGGAGATCTTAGTAATTTACCAGACAACACAAGTGTTGACTTTACATTAGACACTATAAAGGTTGTAGCAACAGGTGAGTATAATAATTTACAGTTAAATCCAGAATCTAAAACTTGGGAAAATTTTAAATCATCAAATACTTCTGAAACAAACACTCAAGAATACGATACGGACAATTACGATTTAATTGTTGGTAAAAGATATGGTCTCGATCCACAGCATTCTCAAGTTAATGGTTCTTTTTATATTGATAACTTAAAAGGTTTAGTGCACTTTAGCTCTAACATTTCAGGAAAAACTGTAATCTTAAAATATATAAGCGATAGTCTTGGTACTGATCAAGAAATGCAAGTACATAAACTAGCTCAAGAAGCTTTGTATAAACACATAATGTACGCTATATTATCAACAACTGCAAATATTCCAGAGTATATAGTTAGAAGGTACAAACAAGAAAGGTTTGCAGCTACAAGACAAGCTAAACTAAGACTATCAAATATAAAGCTAGAAGAAATAACACAAATACTTAGAGGTAAGTCTAAGTTGATAAAACACTAATATATGCCAGAAATTAAAAACACTTTTGTTGGGGGTAAGATAAATCAAGACCTCGACGAAAGAATTGTTCCTAATGGAGAGTACATAGATGCGATGAATATTAAGGTTAATTCATCTGATGACTCTAGTGTTGGTACGGTTCAAAACATATTAGGAAACTCTAGAGCAGACATAGTGGTGCCGCAAGACTATTTGTGTATAGCAACTATTGCTGATGAAAAAACTAATAAGTTATATTGGTTTGTAACAAAACAACTGCCAACTCCAATCAACGCTATATTACAGTATGACTTAAACGAAATAGGCTCTGCAGCTAAAATAGTTTTAATTGATAAAAACAACTCTACTTTAAAGTTTACAACAAAAATTATTACTGGTATAAACATTATTGACAATTTGTTGTTCTGGACAGATGGTGTTAATGAGCCTAGAAAAATTAATATAGATGACTGTATAGAGGGTACAAAAATAGCAAACCCTTCTGCTCAAGACTTAGACGCGTCAAATCACACTAAGTTAGTTGTTAACGGTGTTGATAAAGGTGATATTAAAGAAAAACATATAACTGTTATTAAAACAGCACCTAGATTAGCTCCTATAACAACTTTACTTCCTAACTATGCAAAGCCAGCCGTGCTTTTCGAAAAAGTTTTCCCAAGATTTTCTTATAGATATAAGTATAAAGATGGAGAGTATTCTTCTTTTGGTCCTTTTACAGAGGTAATATTTAATCCTATATATAAAGACGAGTATACCAATGACAATGCTTACTCGCTTGAAGAAGGTAATAACGCTGGTATGGTAAACAACATAAAAGCTATACAGTTCAAAAATTTTAGGCATCCTAGCATGACAGCAAATATAGTCCAAGTAGAGTTGCTTTACAAAGAAGAAGGTTCTAGCGTTGTTTTTTCTGTTAAAAAAATAAACTATGATGACTACGAGTGGCTTCAAAACCAATTTACTTTAGATTCACAAGATATATTTGCGGCAATACCTGAAAATCAATTACTAAGACCTTGGGACAATGTACCTACTAAAGCTTTAGCTCAAGAGGTAACAGGTAATAGAATTGTATATGCTAACTACACACAAGGTAAAGATTTAATCACTAATGATGGTAATAAAGCAGTATCATTTGTTGAGGTTGGCTACGAACAAAGAGATACAAACTACACTTTAAATGACAACTTCGATTTAGGTGGGATAAATTCTTTAAAATCACAAAGAGAATACAACGTTGGAATTGTATGGGGCGACAAGTATGGTAGAGAAACACCTGTCAATGAAAACGTAGGTAGTGTTTCAATACCTTGGTTTAATAAAGATCAAAGTTATCTTACAGCAAGTAGCTCTACTTCTTTGAAGCTAAACATTAATGGTAAAAGACCTGCTTGGGCAGATTACTATAAGTTTTTTGTTAAAGAAAACTCAGGAGAGTACTATAATCTACTAATGGAAAAGGCTTATTCTACAGAAAAAGTAAATTTCTTTGACAAAACGGACGAGAAGATATGGTTAGGTTTTGTTTCTTCAGATAGAAACAAGATTACAGATCAAGAATATATAACTCTTAAAAAACAAATTGGAACAAATGAAAGTCAGATACCTTTAGAAAATAAATTTAAAGTATTCGACGTGCAAAATGAAGCTCCAGACGCTATAAAGTATAGACATGTAGACATGGGTCGAGTTGTAAAGGGAACTACTGGATCAGCTAATTATTTTAATGATATATTTACTGATAGTGACCATAGGCCAGACGAAGAAACAGACATGCTTTATATAGATAGAGCCGAGTGGGTTAATGGTGTTGGTGGTTCTTTACAGCAAAGTGCTGACAACAAAGAGATGTGGGTTGAAACTTTATACACTTCTTGGAAAGACACTGCAACTGGTAAAAGCTCTGAAAAATATAGAATAATATCTTCTGTGTTTAATGCAAGTGAATACATGTTAAAGTTAGATAGAAAAATAAGTACTGATGACGCTGCTATAGCTTCAGGTACTTCAAATAATCTTAACGATGACTTAGAGTTTTTAATAGAAAAAAGAGAAGAGGTAGAGCTAGAAGAGTTTACTGGTAAGTTTTTTGTTCAGATAAGTTCTCTTTCTTCTGTTCAACAAGAGCTTACCGACGAGGAGCTAAACGCTAACCACATGCAAGTTGCAAGCCAAAGATTATTTTGGTTTTATGATGATTCTAATAACACCGTAAACAAACTATTTGGTAACGTGTCAATACCAAATCCAGAACCAGCTTTTGCTAATGCAGTCGCCGGTGTAAGTGGTGACTTAACGAACACAGATACAGACTATTCTTCTTTAATGGCACAGTTTGGTGATATTAACAAAGGGTTTTTTGTTGACAACCTATATATGGCTGGTGGCCAAGTACATCATGCTAACTATGCTAAGAGTACCGGTAGATCTTGGATGGGTAGACATGATAACCATGCAGTAACACCAACATGGGGTTTATTATTACGCGATGGAGATGTACCAACTGTTACTACGACTAATGACGAAATTTATGGTTGGGGTTATGGTTTTTTTAATGGAGGTCTTGGAAATCCAGGAAACTCAACACCAGATCCTAGTAGTCCTCATTTTGGTAAGAAATATCCACTTGTAGATTTATTACAAGGAGGTTTTGGTCTTAACGCAAATTGGGTGCAAGGTCAAAAGCTTTTGCCAGCTCCAGATGCCGATAAAATAGTTAATAGTATAGAAGGTTTTGTAACCACAAACGACGCTTACTCCGATAGTTCCGGTCTTATTGCTTACAGAAGATGGAGAAAACCTGGTTTTACTAACGATTTTGGACATTATTTTGATGGAGTTGCTGAAGAAACATATGGTACTGAAAATGGTGTTCACTATATGCAAATATCGTTTATGGCTCCGGGAGAAGATCTTGTTGGTACTATTGATTCAAACTTAGTACATACTGCAGAAAATTTTGGAGACGAAAGCCCTGGTAATTACTTGCAAGCAATATGGGGTGGTGGTATATTTAATGACCCTGTCAATGGTGTTACTGTTGAAATGGAAGGTAACTATGATCTTGTTGATAATACCCCTTTAAGCGAAGGTCCAGGACCAAACTTTGGCTACGGTTACGATGATACTCTTGATTATAGAATTAAACATGAAAACCAATGGAACCCTACTCATGGTTTAAATGCAGATCAAACTGATGAAATTGAAGATTTTATTAAAAAATTATCAAATGGTTCAAAGTTTAAATTTTCAAGTAATGACGATGAGATATTTACTATTCTTGGTAACCCTATAATTAAAAAAGTATATAACCACACGGTTTGGAATAGAGACTATGACTATGAAAATGGTACTTCTTTTGAAGAGGTTGATAGTGTGGAAAAAGCTGCCTTAACTTGGGCCAACACTAAAAATCAAACAAACCTTGACGCGTTTAAAGATAAAATTGTAGATTTTGGTAAAGCAAGTAATAGAAGACTCGTTTATATATTTCCTATAAACAAAAACCCTTTAACGCTTAGTAATATAGACAACTCTAATTTTAATGCTGCTAATGGATTAGATATAAATTTTATAACAGCTGATTCTAGTGAGGTGTTAAACGAAGTTGTAAGAGGCTCTGCAATATGGGAAACAGAACCAAAAAAAGATGACAAGTTAGAAATTTATTACGAAGCTAGTAACGCTTACCCTACAGAGTTAACTACAAGTACAAACGTTGATTTTGCTCCAATTGGTAGTTTTGTAGAGTTCATTGATATTCCTGAAGCTAGAAATGGAAAAGTGATTATAGAAAATAAATTTCAACTTGTAGGTTGGGACACAAAAAATAGATTTGTAATAGCAACTGGAAAGTCTCATCAACAGGCTAACGGTGCTAACAAATTTGACAATGCTAATATCATTATAGATTACAAAGGCGGTCTAGTTAGGTTTTACAGAAGAGCAGGTGGTTACACAACAGCTAGGATTAGCTTTGATCCCGTGCCTGCTGCTGGAGAAACTTTTACGGACCCAGTAACTGGTCAACAGTACACTGCCGCTGCAGAATATTATAACAAGTTTTATGTAGAAGAAGTTATAGATATTTCTCTAGACACTGGTTTAAATTGGTACAATTGTTTTTGTTTTGGTAACGGTGTTGAGTCAAATAGAATTAGAGATGATTTTAATAACCCTACTATTAGCAGTGGTGTTAAAGCATCTATAGTTTTAGAAACAGATTACAAAGAAGAAAATAGAAAATCAGGATTAATATTCTCAGGTATTTATAATTCAAACTCTGGCGTTAACAATTTGAATCAGTTTATAATGGCTGACAACATTACTAAAGATTTAAATCCTACTTATGGTAGCATACAAAAGTTATTTCAAAGAAGAATAAGCTTAGTTGCTTTCTGTGAAGATAGAGTTGTTAGCATAACGTCTAGTAAAGACGCGTTATTTAATGCGGACGGTAACTCTCAGTTAGTAGCTACAAATGCTGTCTTAGGTGATGCTACTCCTTTTGTTGGTGACTTTGGTATATCTAAAAACCCAGAGTCTTTTGCTAAAGATTCTTATAGAGCTTATTTTGCAGACAAACAAAGAGGTGCGGTGCTTAGATTATCTATGGACGGTATAACACCTATTTCAGAAGCTGGAATGGACGATTACTTTAGAGATAATTTAAAATTATCAGGAGAAATTATTGGTAGTTTTGATGCTTATGATAAAAATTATAATATTACATTTTCTGGTTTAAAACCAACGCAAAGTCTTGTTTTAAACGGTTTTATTGATGACGGTAGTCAAAGCGTTACTCTTTTTACTCCATCTTCAATAATAACAGATCCACATATTAATTCGTTAACACCTATTACTCTTCCAACACCTCTTAGTATAAGTGGTAATCCATTCACTGGTAATTCAGAGTTAAATAATAGATATTTAAACTTTAAAACAAACATAACAAATTACGATGAGATAGCTGTGGGTGGCATATTGCCAGAGACTCAAACTATAACTACAACACAAGATTCTTCTACAACATTTACAACAGGTAATACAACTTCTTTTGCTTCTTTTAACTTTACTAATGCTGGTACTCATAGTAACACTATTTTTGGTGCTGCAGGTTCAGGTTATGGTGGTGCTGATATGAAATGGCAAATAAAAAGAAACTATGCTTCACAATTTGTTACAGATAGTGAGGCTTCTCTTGGTGGTGATTTTAATAATAATATTCCAAACCCTTTAGAAGATCATTATCCTAGTTGGACCTATGGTGGTACACTTCAATCAAACGGTGGTACTAGTACTATAACCTCTGCAAGTGGATTTTGGTATGGTTCAAATCCTGATATTGGTTATGCGGGTCCTAGTGGAGATATTATTTGGAATAGAGACAAAGATTTGTACGATAATTTTTATTCATACGCTTATGATAGTTTAGCTTACCCAACATTTTTTTCTGCTCCATTTCAAGGAGGTGGACAAACGTCTAGACCTTGGTTTTTTAATGCAGCAGGAGCATGGCAAGGACTTACTTGGGACGGTACTGTTGATGGTGTATCAGCTATTTTTCCTGGTGTAAAAGCAACCGCAAATGATATTACAACTCCAGCGCTTGTATTATCTAAATACACCTCCGCTGCTCCAAACACTGTATTTAACGGAGAAGAAGTAAGAATTCAGTTTTATGCTAGAAATCACTTTCAAGTAAACTCTGATGGTACTGGTGGACACCATACTGGAAATGGTACTTACGACTACACTAGATATATAAACATACAACTTTATGATGGTATTCCAGGTCAAGGAGGCGTTGCGTTAAGTGATGAGGTTATATTTGACAGTGGTAATGTACCACCCGGGGTTAGTGGTGGCTTTGCGCTTGAGAACTCAGACACAACTCCAACAGGAACTTACAAAGTTGGATTTCAACCTACAGCTAGCTTTAGTTTTCCAACTATAAATAATGCAAACAATATTCAGCACAATATATTTTTTAAATTTACAAATGATACCGCAACTGGTAATAACGATGCTGATAATACTGAGCAAATTGTAGTTCAAGATTTACAAGCTGTAATTACTTGGAAAAACAATAATGGTGATACTTCTCAAAGACTTTTTGGGGTTATTTCTAGTTTAAATATGATAAAGAAATTCCAAATGACTGATGTAGATACTTTCACCACAACAACTACTAACAATGGAGACGCACAGCCACCAACGTTAGTACCTGCTTTTGTTGAAGTTGATCATGATCATTATCCTTATTGGGTATTACAAGACGCAGCTGGAAACGTTTTAGATGAAGACCCTTTTGCTGAGGTTGCTTTAGGTTATTATGGGCCTAATCACATAGCGGGTTCAGTTACCGAAACTAATAATGATGGTGTGACTAACACATGGCCTGTTCCTCCTGGTGGTGTTGTAAGTAACGGTACTACTTTTTATGATGATAGTACTGGTGGCAGCGGTATGTATACAACTGGTACAAAAACAACAAATGATAAATTTGCATGGAATGGTGGTAGCGTAGACAATTACTTAATACAAAGTAACACGACAACAACTGGCAACTGGTATGCAATAGCTTTGATGAGAGTGGGAGTACCAACTGGTGATGTTCCAGTTTTAGAAGGCTACAATATTAACTTTGAGCTTACACAAGTCCCTTACGAGTTTATAGAAACCAACCCTTTACACCCTGCTTACTTTTGTATATTTGAAGGTGACGACACTATACCTGAAATAAAAATAAAACTACCTGCTAACGCTGATTTTACAATGTCTACTATCAATATGATAGATATAAGCGAAACATGGTCACCAGCAATCAACAATCAAATGACTCATTGGATTACAAACATAGGACAAGCTGGAAACCCATATCCACAAAATTTTTATGACAACCCAAGACTTTATGGTGCAACAAGTGGTATAGTATTTGACTCACCCGCACCTGGCAACTACATTAGTGTTCGTCAAAACCATGGTGGTAATTTTACTGACACCACTGATGGTTGGTTATTACAATTTACTGTATCTAACCACACTAGTGGTGCATTAAGTTTTCATATAACAGATGTTAATGGTGATGGTATTTCTGGATTTGACGTAATTGATAGAAATGGTTTTTATAAAATTTATTTTGAAGACTTCACTGGTACATACGACGTTCTTATAGATGAAGGTGCTGGTTATGTAGCGCAACACACAACTAGCCCTCTTTCTGGATCTTCACACATAGACTTGATTTGGTTTTCTGATAGTGGAGGTGTTGAATGTACTGTTAAGTCTATTACGCTGACAGATCAAACTCAAGTTTTTTCTGGTGGATCAGCTGATAACTTTACTTTTGGTGGTTTTGATCCTTTAGTTCATGACTACATTGTTTTTAACGCAGCAGACCAAAACATTGAGTTTATTGATGCACCTATAACAACCTCGTTTGGTCCTGTTCAGGTACAACAAGCTATCACACAAAATACATACGCTGGACAGCTTTTTAGAGTTGTATTTGAGCATAGTATAACACAGGGAGTTATAAACGGTTATTACTTCAACGATGACGGGTTAGGGTTTAGGTTTGGAACTATAAGCGCGCCAACATCTCAACAAACTTACAACACTTTGCATACTATAGGAGAAGCAACGTGGGTAGCTGGAGAATTAAAAAATACTTTTGTAATCTTTGTAGATCAAGAGCAAACTAGTGGAACTATTGATAATATAATATTTAGACAAGAGTTTAGTTTTCTTAATGAAAATGGTAATGATATGTCAAGCACAATATCTTTTAGCGAAAGCGTTAGAGGTTGGGTTAGTAGAAAATCATTTGTGCCTGAGCAAGGTGTTAGTTTATCTAGTGATTACTTTACTTTTAAAAACGGTGGTATTTTTAAACACAACGAAGAGATAATAGATATTAATAGTGGTGATGACACTAATAGAAATACTTTTTACGGAGTGTCTACTAACTCTACTATAACTACAGTTTTAAATACCGAACCTTCTGTTATAAAGTCTTTTAATACTATTAAATACGAAGGATCACAATCTAAAATAGAAGCTGGTAATCCTGCTGTTTTAATAACAAATCCAGATTCAACCGTTAGCTCTTACAGTACGTTAGAAACTTACAACCAGTACGATAAAGCTGGGTGGAGTGTAGAGTATATAAAAACAGACAAACAAGAAGGTAGTGTTAGTGAGTTTATAGAAAAAGAAGGTAAATGGTTTAATTACGTTAGAGGTAATGAAGAAATAAAAACAAGCGATTTAAGTTTTCAAGGACTAGGAATTGTAAAAGAAATACAATAACATGGAAAAGAAATTAATTAAAAAAGTGTCTATAAATAGAGCTAACATGCTAGATTCTGGAGAGAGTAGGGAGCTAACTATTTTTGGAGATGTTGGCGCTGAGTTTAATATTAATATTATAAAAATAAATGGCAACTTAAAAGAAAGTTATTATAATTTTGTAACAAACACGTTTACAGAAGTTTTTGTTGCTGCTAATAACTTGCATGTTAAGCTGTCTGGTGATAGGTTTTCTAGGGTAATTATTTTTCCAGCTGACACAAATGGAGATGTGTATAGCATAAAAACTATAGCAAAAGAACCAACTACAAAGCTTAGAAACAATAGTTTTGTTGATACAAAAACAATAAATCAAGTTGGTCAAACTATAATTTCATTTCAAGCGCCTGATGACTTTAACTCAGATAGTAAACTTACAGCGCTTCCAAGTGCCGTTCAAAGTACTGGCTCTACAGCCTTGTCGTCAACAGTTACAGTTCCTATAGAGTGGACATTTACAAACACAAGCAGTGACGCAAAAGGGTTTGGGCTACGACTACCAGGTTTACCGGTTTCAAACGAATTTATTATACCTGATAATTACTGGTATTCTCAACAGGTAGTTGTAGTAGATGGCAACCATGTTAGTGTTACCGAGATCACGGTAGATTCTATTGGCAACGCTGTTGCTGGTATGGAGTTAGATGGTGTTTTAGCCGCAGGAGGAGGTAAAATATTTGTAACATCTATTTCTGGTACTACTATAACATTTAGCTCTGTAGTATCAGCTAACAATAGTGATCAGTTAAAACTTAAGGCTTACGGGCCAAATCTTATAAAAAGTATTTTTGGCCAAGATGTTGAGTTTAGTAATTTTATAGCTAAAGGTGTGCTTTTAGAAAAACAAGTTAGAACAGAAACAACGTTTCCGCTATCTACAGGTGATGTTACATTAAATCTTAATGGAACATATGGTGTTGGTGGAGGTGGTCATGTTAGATTAGAAGGCTTTAACATAAACAATAGTGCAAACAACAATTTAATAACAACTGTTACAGCTAGCTCAACAGCCGGTAGTGTTGTTATAAACTACGCTGGTGCTAGCGATGACATTACTAAAGTAAATGTTATACCTGTTGGAACAAAGTTAAACGTAATAGGTTCTCACCAAGTAATAACTGTTACTGGTAACGTTAAGATAAAAAAATATCCTGATGTTAACGCTAAAGTAATTTTAGACATGACGCAAATTATAACCGCTGGTACAGCTGATGAATAATAAAATATGAAAATAATATTAAAAAGTAATTTACAAAACTCTTCCCTACAAGTTCGTGATAAAGCATGGAAAAGTGTTCCTGATGCAAATGGTTTTGGTAGTGAAAAAGTACTTATTGGAGAGATAACAGAAGTAGGAATTAATTATATCAAAATTGATAGCCCTCTTACGTCTGTAGACCCAGACGACTTTATAATGTTTAACAAAGATAACAAGGTGAATAAAAACAGCCTTGTTGGTTACTATGCTGAAGTCAAGCTTGAGAACAACTCTAGCAGCAAAGCTGAATTGTTTTCAATAGGTTCTGAGGTAACTGAAAGTAGTAAATAACGCTTAAAAAATGTAACTATAATAGATATGAATAACAAAATAAAAAAATCACCATTAAAGATAACAGGAAATCCAGCTGTTGACCAAGCAATTATAGGTGTAGGTATTAATTTAGTGGGTAAGCTTTTTGGAAGAGGAAAAAGAAGAAGACAAGCAAGACAAGCTAGAGAGGCTGAAGCTGAATTTGAAGAGTTAATCCAAGAGTATAAAGATTCTAAATTTCAACCAATTGACCCTAACTTAGCGGATCAAGAGAACATATTTGAGGATATGGAAATAGATACAACTAGTTTTGAATTGCAGCGTAAAGCTTTTTTACAACAACAAGCAAATATACTACAAGGGCTTCAAATGGTTGGTGGAACCTCGGGTGCCGCTAGTTTAGCAACAGCTCTTAGCGTTGCGGGTAGTAAACAAGCAGAGCAAGCGACTATGACAATTAGCGAAGCGATAAATAGAGCTAAAGAATTAAGATTGCAAGAAGAAGGTAGAATAAATGAATCAATGACAAATATAAAAATTGCCAATGCTGAAGGTGCTAGACAATTTGAAATGGACAAGCTATCTACGTTATTAAGCATACAGGGACAAAAATTATCTGGTATTAGAGGTCACATGGCTGCAAAAAGAGCACAGACAGGCCAAATACTAGGTATGGTTGGACAAGTTGCTGGTAGTTATTTAGCTGGTGGAGGTAAAATACCTGATTTTTCTAGTTTTTTTAAAAATAATAATAGTGGAGGTTATTATGATGGTAGTGGTAACGAGGTTAGTGTAATGCCCGGCTATGAAGGTGATTTTACCCCGAAATATTAATACACAAAAAATATGGCAAACGAAGCAATAATAAAAGCAGCAGGACAAGCATACTCTCCAGTTCAAGGTCAGTATGATATATCTGGTTTTGTAAAAGGAGTAGGTGCTATAGCAACTGGGCTTGTTAAAAGAAAAGAAGTAGCTAAAAAGTTAAAATCTTCTGTAGACAAACTATCAGTGCCTACCGATATAGCTCAAGTTAGCGCTGTTGTAACAGCAACAAAACAAAAGATTATAGACAAAGATCTTACTCTAGGTGAAGGTATAAATAATTTAAAAAGCATTGAGTATGATGTCAACAAAGTAATACCAAAAATAAATAAAGTGTTATCAACGTTAGAAAAAAAAGGTCTTTCACTATCTGTTAATAGTATAGACGAGAACTATACTACAGCTTTAAAACTTGGTGAACTTAACAGCACGGTTAAAATTAATGGTACTGATGTTAATTTATTTTACGATGTAAATGAAAATAATGAGTTAGTAATGTTAAGTCCAGAAGGCCAAATGGTTAGACCAAATGTTTTATTGGCTAGACTTGAAGACATGACAACATCTGACGCTAAAGATCCAGCTAACGCATTAATTACAAGTTTGATTGGGCAGGATTTTCAACCTGGAACAACAAGTAAATTTTCATCTAGTAGAGACGCTATAGATACTAAATTAAATGTCTTGTTTGAAAACAAAAAAACGTTATATAGCTTTCTGTTAGATAACCCAAACGGCTTTAGCGTTACAGACAAAAACGAAGTGACTACAACAAAAAAATTTACAGAGCATTACATAAATAGCGGTATGAATGATATAGTTGACAATACAACTGGTCTAACCTTAAAACAAAGGTACAATGCTGAGCTAGCTAATATCCAAGGTGCTGAGGCAAAAGAAAAAGCACAAGCCATGATTATAAAACGTCTTATGGACGATGATCCTAACTTAAGAGAGGATGTGCAAAGTTTTTTAGACTCTATTTATAATCTAAAAAAACCAGGAGAACCAATTGTTAACCCCATAATTACACAAGAAACAGCAACTGGTTTTCAAATGAAAGGTAAATTAAACCAAACAGAAAGTCAAGACTTTACGGTTATTAACTCTGTAGAGGCAAGTATGAATAATGCTCTAACATCTATTAAAGGTCTAATTCCTGAACGACCAATGGTTAACGCGCCTACTGAGGACGATCCGTTTCCAATACAAGCAAAGGCTATGGGCGATAAAGTATTACTTGTTAGAATAAAAGACGAAGAAGACGCGGATGGAGTTGCAAGGTTCCAATGGATTCAAAACATGTACGGTGAGCAAAATGCTGACAAAACACCTAAAATAAAACGTTTAACTAGTTCCTTTACAGTTGACCCTAGAAATGGATTATCTAAAAAAGGTTACCAAACAATTATGCAGCAATTAATTACAAATGTTCCAAATGGAGTTTCTTACGGTAGTAGAGTATATAATAGCTACAATAATCACTTAATTAGCAGATAAATGAATCTAACTTATTATCTTAATGGCGAAGCATATACTTTTGATGTTGAAAAGGATAAAGAAAGATTAGCTGAGTGGCTAGAGCAAAACCCCACCGCTAGTACAACTAAAAAATTAGATAAAATAAATGTTCCTCATCCAACTGTAGACCAGCTTAAAGATGGTGTTTCATGGCTTCAAGCAGAGGGTGATTTTGTTTCTAATATGAATGAGTGGTACAAAAGTACTGATATTATTTTTAAACCGGCAACGCCTGGTAGAGACGAGTTTACTATGTACGATCGTGGTACTGGCATTGAGTCTGAGCCTATTCAAATACCAAACGCTTTTGAAAATACAGTATTTTCAGGTTTTCAAGATGCTACTTCTTGGGATAATGTTGATCTTAGTATAAAAAACTTTTTTGGAAAAGATAGAGTTGTAAACCCAAAGCTTCAAAAACAAAAAGAAAAAGCTACAGAAAAAATAAGTGAGTCAATAATGGATCCTAAGTTTATGTTTGAAGCACTGGGTAGTAATGTTGATTTTACTTGGATATTACCTGAAAAAGATGGTGGTAAAGGTGGTGTTGGTGAAGAAGACGATTATGCTGTATTAGCAAGTGCTTTAAAAGAACAAATTGGTAGTTTTGGTGGTATTCTTGGCGGTAGTTTTGATACTGATGTTGATTTTAGTGAAATGAACGAGTATCAAGTAGAACTTATAATAAAAGACGCTATAATAAAACAAAATGAAAAAGCAAGAGCAGAATCTAGTGAGGTAAAAAAAGCTGAATTTAACAATAGCTTGGAAGAAGAAGACATGACTGTCCAAGAGCTTGACAATCAACACCTTCAAGATGTTATAAACACAATGTCGCAAAAAGAGCTAGATTTAATGAATGGTAAGAAGCTTTTAGCAGGTCTAACCCCAGGTAGTCAAGAATATAAAAACCAATACAAAAAAAATAAAAAGCTTTTAAACGATTATAACACTATATCTAAGACTTACAATAGTTTTGTAATAGAACCTGTTAGCGGTCATTCTATTAGCCCTAAATCAAAAGCTGCTGCAAGTGCTTACGTTTATACTCCAGAAGATTTTGAAAAGCAAGAAAAAGCAATTAGAACAACTTACGGTGAAGATTTAGAATTAGGTTTTAAAGTTAACGGTAGAAGTAAATGGATTTCTGATAGAAATGGAGAAACAATTTTTGATGTAACAATAAACGACCCACAAGCAAAGGCTGTGTTTGAAAAGCTAGGTTATATTTCTAAAGGCGATAACAAGATGGGTTATGAGTTTGAAGTAAAACTAAAGCACTTGGCTAGGTATTACGATGCTACTGTTAAGTCTGATGGTTTTACTTTTGGTCCTTCTGATTTTATAGGTTCTTTAAATGTAGATAAAGCCGATCAAGACCAAGTTGGATCTGAAACTTTTAACATTGGTGGTGCCGCTTCTTTTACTGGCGCTTTTGGTATTGCAGATAAATCTTCTTTTACTTCACCTATTGGTTATTTTGGTTTAACAGAAAAATCAGGCGAACAAAAGTTTACCCAAGGAGAGTTAATGGGTTGGTTTGATAGTGATGAATACCTTAGGGGAGATGATTTATCAAAAGGTTTTAAAAGATTATTAAAAGACTATAGAACCGATCGTTATAATATAGTTAAAGAAGGTGAGGTTTTAAAGAAAATGCACCTACTTAACTTAGATGTTGCCGATGCTACAAGTATTTTACCAACTAGAGGCGCTGAATTAATAGTAGAAGGTTTCAAAGGTATGTTTGGTGGAAGCCAAACTGATATAGATGCGTCTTTTACAAGTATAAGAGAAGATAAAGATGTATTAGAAACTATAGCAAACACATCAAATATAACACTTACAGAAGATCAACAAGAAAGTGTTAAAAGAAGCGGTGCTTATAGAGTTTATGAAGGTGTTACAGGTTTTGTTCCTGCAATAGCAGAGTTTGCCTTAATAGATCTTGCTATTAAAAAAGGCGCTGGTATTGTACCTGGACTTGCAAAGCTTGGCGCGACGTTTAGCAAAGGTACTGCTTTACAAAAAACTGCTTATCATACTTTTATGGCTGTTAAAGAAGAATTTAAAATGGCACAAGCATTTGACGAGCATTATCACATGGGTGGTGGTACTGGTTTTTATGCCATAGGCACTGCTTTACCTAGATGGACAACTGGATTTAATCAATTCAATACTTTTTTAAGAGCAAATAGAAGTGGTTTTGCTGGTGCTTTATCAACTCAAGGAGCTGCAAACTTAGAGGCTATGATTAGAGACTTGAAAGGTAATGAAACTTACAAAAGCTTTATTAAAGAAAACTATAAAGATCTTAATTTAAAGTCTGAAGACTTTATTATAGATTATATTGTTTTTACAATGATTGGTGCTAAAGGTTGGGCTTTTCAAGGTGGTAAAAATAATTTAAATGCTTTTAGAACAACTGAAAGATTACGAACAATAGAGACAGAGCTTGTAGAAAAAATGCAAAGCTTAGAAACAGATATAAATGGTGGTGTTTTTTCAAGAGCTGAAAAAGATATAAAAAGAAAAGAATACGCTAAAACTCAAGAGTTGTTTTTTGGTATACATAAAACCTTAGAAAACATATATAAAGTTGCTGACTGGCAAAATCCTGAAAAAGCAACAGAACTATTAAATAGATCTGCAAGAAATTTAAAACAAGTTTTTGGCAAAGAGGTCACATTAAAAGCTGTAAACAATAGAAAAGATAAAGATGGTAACGAGTTATTTGACTATAAAGATTCTGCAGCTGAATTTAGTAAAGACGGTAAAACAATACTTGTAGACGTTAATAGAGTTGAAGCAGGTAAAATGCCACACGAAGTTTTTCACTTGGCAATGAGAGACCTTTTTAAAGGTAATCCTGAAATGGCAAATAGATTTAAAGCTACTATTGAATCTACTTTTAAAGGTAATTTCTTTACAGATGTTGTTATAAAAGACAAAAGCTTAGGAGAAGTTGGTAAAAAACGAAACATGACTATAGAAGAGTTTATCATTAACGAACATGGTAAACAGAAAAACTTCGACGATATAAAAGCAGAAGAATTTTTAGCTTATACAGCTGAAATACTATCAAACCCTAGGTATTACAGTCAGTTTGTTGCTAAAGGAACTTGGAGCAAGCTAAAAGTAAATATTAATGGTTTTACTAATAGAAGGCTTGGTTTAAATGTTTTTGACAGAGGAACAAAACAAGATTTAATAGATTTTATGGCTAATTTTTCTAAGTCTGTAAGAAGTGGAAATCTTACTAGAAAACAAGTTGATATGTTTGAGTCTATTAAAACTGAAAGGGTTTTTGAAGAAAACATAGACGCTGACATGAGAACTGTTACAAGGGTAAATGAGCAAAGAAGTGAAAAAGCAGTAGAAAAAGGTATGCCATCAAAATCTGTTGAACTTTCAGAAGCTACACAGCAACAGTATAATAAAATTGTTAGAGGAAAACAAGGTAGTGATTTAAACAGAGCTGTTAATGACCTTATAAAGCCAGATCCAAAAAATCCTAATACTTCTGTTGCTGGTAAAAACTTTGATAACATTATATATGATCTTATAGAAACAATGTACCCTGAAGTGTATAGAAATCCTTCACAAAGATACACTTTAGCTTTAGAAATGGTATATGACCTTAATAGTACTCAGACTTCAAAAAACAGAGGTGTGCCAGGTATTGTAAAAGATTATGTAGCTAGAAAAGACTACGGTACTACTGTTAAAGAAAAAGCAGATGGAACAACAGAAAAAAGAGCAGATATTTTTGACTCAGAAGGAAACAAAAGATTAAGTAAAAAACAAGTTGAAGGTTTAGAATCTAAATACAATGCTAAGTTTGGTACTCCTGAGTTTGTAGAACAAGCAAATGCCGAGGGTTATAAAGGAAAGCAAAACCTAACAAAAACTGTTAGAGAAATGCTTATTAACCGTATACACAAAATGAAATCAAATGCTTTAGGCAAAGAAAGCGAGTTTGAAAACATTGGTTATACAGAAAGTATAGAAGAAAGACAAGCATCTGGAAGAGATATTGTTGACACTAGCACTAAAGAGTTTGAATTTAAATCACAAGAAGATATAAAGAAAGAAGCTGCTGGTAAACCTAAAACAAATGTACTTGACTATGTTCCAGCTAAAGATCTTGTTGGTATAAGAGAAAATACTACTCAAATTTTGCTTAATACTAAAAGCTTAAACGATCTAAGGCCTGCAGAAATTATTAAAAAAATTAGCGAAAAATCTTACAATATAGTAGACAAGCAGCTTGGAAGAGTAAAAGAAGTAAAAGATAAAGACGGTAATGTTAGTTATGAAAAAGTAGCTAAAAAAGATTACTACGATATTCAAAAAGAAATATTTCAAAGAAAAGAAAAATTAATGTATGAAGCTGGTCTTTTAGAAAATAGAGACAGATCAACTTCCGAAACTACTAATTTTGCTAAAACAGCTTTTGGTTCTTTATATAAATTAAGCGGTGAGTTTACGTTTAAAGATTTAAACAAAGGGTTGGCAAAAGAACTTTTAACAGACTCACAAAAAGCAGAAGGTAGAAAAATATTTAGTAAAGAACCTTATAAAGCAGGTATATTAAACGATGTTGTTTTTCAAGGCACAAGAAAAGACCAGCATCACAAAAAAATAGATGTTATTAGAAAAGGTTTAGCTTTTACACTTGTTGATAGAGTTTTGAACAATCAGTTAAACAATCCTAGGTTTGTTGAAATGTTAAAAGAAATGAACCCAGGTGTTTACGAGGGCCTTAAGCTTGATAACGTTTTAAACTCTGTTAGAGAAAATATTAGAGGTACTATATCTGAAAACCTTGCCTCTAAAAAACAAGAGCTTTTAGTAGATGCTTTTGCGAATAAAATAAAAAAAGGTCAAGGCGCTAGAAATGCAATGCTAGAAACAATTGTTGAAAACCCTTGGTTAAAACCTTATAAAAAAGAGATACTAGATAAGATGAATATTAAGCTAGACGATTTTATTGAGACTGGTGAGGTATTTATGAAAGTTGGTGAATCTGACAGGGTTATAGGTGTTGTTAAAGGAAAAGGTGTAAAGCCAGTTATATTTGAAAAGAAGTTTGTAGATGTTCGTAAAGAACTAATGAAAATTGTTGAAGAAAAAGGATTAAACAAAGAGCTATTAAACATTAATAAAACTGTTGTAGAAAGAGAAGCTGACGCCGTGTTTCAACAAAAATTTCACGAAGAGTTTTTACCTGGGTTTTTTAACTCTTTTGACGTTAGACTATTAAATTTTGAAGGAAAAGACAGGGGTGGTCTTGGCACTACTACTGGTTTTGGAAATCAAAGACCTGGCTTTAGAGAGCTTGAAAATTATTATAAAAAAGTTAAAGATGGAGCAGGTAATGTAGTTAAAGATAGTGACGGTAACGCTGTTCGTGAATACGTAGGCAAAAGACCTAAGATATACGATGCTGATATGCGAGCCGTGTTTTTTGCTGGGCTAAAGGGTACTAATGAAAAGCTACCTAAAGGCTTAAATCCTAAGTATGTTAAAGTTAATGAAAATACTGATGTACAAAAAATAACGCACGAAGCTTTAGGCATGCCTGAGTTTTCTCAAGCTTCTAACCCAGCCAATATAAAAGCTAGAAAAAAACTTGCTAACCATGTTAAAAAACAATTATCACCTGATGGAACTTTAAAAGGTTATGACAAGATGTTAGTGGCAAACGAAAAAATGCTTGAGTATATTTCAAGTAAAGTTTTTGATTATTATAACAAGTCTACTAATAAAGAACAAGCTATAAACAATTTAAGTTATTTCTTTCAAATACAGTCAAACCTAGGTAAAGGATTTTTTAGAGGACTTGCATCTCACAATGCCATAACACTTAACAGAAGTGTTGCTACAAAACTTTCTTTATCTAAACAATATAGAAGTGAACACGAATTTCAGTTAGTTAATTTCACAGGAAATTTATTAATAAATGCACTAACAAGTAAAAATTCAAAACAGTTTAAATCGCTAACAAACCCTATAGTTAAAATATACAAGCAAAGTATTATAAATAAAGAGCTACAAGAGAGAATAGACAATGTAGAGTCTGGTGGAAACACAGCAAATGTTTTAAGCAAAAAAGGTGCACTTGCTGAAGGTTTAGGCGCGAAGGCTAACTTTTTACTTGAAAGAGAAATAATGGAGTCAATTGTTGATTTAAAGTCTGGCAAAACTTATTCTGAAATTATTGATGGCAAACTTCAAAGCGGTGCTGCTTATAGAAAGCTTCAAGATATTTCTGCTAAAGCAAATCTTCCATCTAAAAACATATCACCAACTGGTATGATAAGAAACGCAAGAATAAGAGACAAGGCAATTGAAGAAGGAAATAAAAGAAACAAAAAAGCTAGAGGTATGTCTACTTTTGACTTTGATGAAACAGTTGGTGTTAGTAACAACTTTGTTATAGCTAGAAAAGGTGGTAAAACTAAAAAAATAGCTTCTCATGAATGGCCTTTTGTTGGAGATAAAATGATTGAAGAAGGTTGGAAAATGGACTTTACAGATTTTAATAGAGTTACCGATGGTAAGCCAGGACCGTTAATGCAAAAGCTAAAAAATCAAATCAAAAAGTTTGGTAATAAAAATGTATTTATATTAACAGCTAGAGCACCCGAAAGCCAAAAAGCAATACATGAGTATTTAATTAGTGAAGGCGTTAAACTGCCAATAGAAAACATAACAGGTTTGGGTAATAGTACTGGTGAGGCTAAGGCTATGTGGATGTTGGAAAAGTTTTCAGAAGGATATAATGACATGTATTTTGTTGACGATGCAATGCCTAATGTAAAAGCTGTTAGAGAGGTATTAGACCAGTTGGATATTAAATCTAAAGTACAGCAAGCTTTAGCTTCTAAAAATGTTAGTTTAGAAATAAATAAAATGATGGAGCACTCTCTAGGTATTGAGTCTAATAAAGTGTTTTCTAAAGCTGAAGGAAAAGTTAGAGGTAAAGATATTAAACGAAGAAGAGTGTTTATAACAGACAGTGCCGCTGATTTAGAGTTACTTATAGAGCCTTTATATGGTAAAGGTAAAAAAGGTAATGAAAACAAAAAGTGGTTTAAAAAAGAGTTTATAATGCCATTTGAAACAGGTATAAGAGATTACAATACTGCAAGACAGTCAGCTAAAAACGACTATATGTCTTTACGTAAAGAAAACAAAGATGTAGTTAAAGTAATTTCAAAAGAAGTTAAAGGTACTAGTTTTACAAACGACATGGCGATGAGGGTGTACCTATGGAGTAAGGCTGGTTATAAAATCCCAGACTTAGCTAAAACAACAGAAACAAAACTTGTTGAACATGTGTTAAATAACCCAAAGTTACGAGCTTATGCAGAACGGTTTGCTACTATTACAAAACAAGAAAAAGGCTTGAAAGAGCCAAGTGAAAACTGGTGGGCAGAAACAATGGCTGGTGAAGTTACAAATATAGATAGAGGTGTTAGTAGAAAACAATACTTACAGCGATTTATAGATGTTAAAAATGAAATATTTTCTGAAGCTAATTTAAACAAAATGGAATCTAAGTTAGGTACTAGATGGAGAGAGAACATAGAAGATATGTTTGATCGTATGGAAACTGGTAGAACTAGATCTTTAAAATTAGATAGAGGTAGTAGTGCTATGATGAACTATTTAAATGGTGGTATTGGAACTATTATGAATTTTAACACTAGGTCAGCGGCATTACAGACTATATCTACTCTTAACTTCCTTAACATGAGAGAAAATAATCCTGTATCTGCGGCAAGAGCAATGGCTAACGTTCCTCAGTTTTCTAAAGACTTTATGACTATCATGAACTCAGATATGTTAAAGCAGCGGAGAGATGGTTTAGCTATAAATGTTACTGAAGCTGAAATTGCTTCTGCAGCAGCGTCTTCACCAAACATGGTACAAAGTATAATATCTAAAGTATTAAAAGTTGGTTACACGCCTACAAAACTTGCAGATAGCTTTGCTATATCATTTGGTGGAGCTACGTTTTATAGAAACAGAATTAAAATGTACGAAAAGCAAGGTATGGAAACTAAAGCTGCTGAAAAACAAGCTTTTTTAGATTTTCAAGTTTTAGCAGAAAGAACACAGCAGTCATCAAGAGCAGATCTACTTTCTAGACAACAAACGTCATTGATAGGTAGAGTTGTGCTACCTTTTGCTAATACTCCAATGCAAATGAACAGAGCTGGTATGAAAGATATACTTGATATAGCTAAAGGTAGAACAAAAGGTATAAGAAACGTGTCGGAAGCAATGGGTAGAGTAGCGTATTATATGGGTGCTCAGGTAGCTTTGTTTGCTGGATTACAATCAGCTTTATTTGCTATGCTTTATAATGATGAAGATGTTAGTGAGGAAAAACTAGCTAATACAAAAGCATACTCATTACAATCAACTATGGACTCTATGTTAAAAGGGTTTGGTGTGCAAGGAGCATTTATAGGTGCGTTTAAAAATGCAACTATGGAGTTTTTTAAACAAAATGCCAAACCAGCTTTTAAAGCTGATTATAGTGAGGTTGCTGAAGATTTACTAAATATATCACCACCAATTGGATCTAAATTTGGTATGTTAGATTCTGCTGGTGATAATTTGAAGTTTGGTAGAAAAACTCCTTTTAAACTTGAATTAGGAAATCCAAAACTAGAAGCAGGGTTAAAAACTATACAAGCTGTTACTAATGCACCTGTTTATGCACCATACCAAAACGCTGATAATATAAAGCATGCTTTAAGTGATCAATACGAAACTTGGCAAAGAATACTTATGGGTGCTGGTTGGACACCTTTTAACGTTGGTATAGAAGAAAAAAAGAAAACTAAAAAGAAAAAGAAAAAATCTACAAAATTTAATTACTATGTT